CAATGCGTTCTCGATGCCTGGCACGGAATCGCCGCGAAGATATGCGTAGATGCTTTTCGCTTGCACACCTGAAATGTCGGCGATTTGGAGAGTTGTCCAGCCTGACTCGCGGACTAAGCGTCTTAGGTTGAGCGTGAATACTGCGTGGTATGCGTTACTACCCATATGCACTCCCTTCTCAAAATCGATTCTGCGTATGCTGCTTTAGTCGCAGCGCCGCGATAACTGCTCTAGTGGTGTACGTATTCGTGTTTCTGGTTTCGACGGCTTAGAGACGATTCAGGCCGTTCGCATAAAAAAGGAAGAGCGCTAGTTGCGCTCCTCCATGTCTTTCTGTATTTCGTCAACCACTTGAATGCGCTCGCCGATCCATTTCATCACCGGCACAGCCATCGAGTTTCCAAGCGCCTTATAACGTGGCGCGTCTGGACATTCCTCGGCTGGTTTGCCACGGTACGGGATAAGCGTCCAATCGTCGGGAAACCCTTGCAAGCGTTCGCATTCTCTAGGCGTGAGCCGTCGAACGGTGTAGTTGCTCATATCTGCAATGCAATCAATTGAGCCGCCTTGCCCACCATGCCGAAGCGTATACATGGGCTCGTTGACTTTTCCAAGCTTCGGCGTTTGGTCGTTCTTTATCGGAGCTATAAGCGTCTGGTCTTGCGAAGCTGCAATAGTAAACGCCACATCATCGCCAACAAGCGCACCTTTGCCGGCTGTACCTTGCTTGCCGTCTCGTTTCACGTAGGTGTCACACCCCCCCCTGATCTTCAAAACTTGCGCACGCATATCAACTTCCCAGCTTCGATATCGTCGGCACATGGGCCCTTGCTGTCTCTCGCACAAATTGCGCCGCAGTAATCATTGGCGGCGAACCCCCCCCGCTCAACAATGTGCCAGTCATGTCAACGTCAACAGCCGCATTTGCCGCGTCGCTCGTCATACATACAACTGATTGACGATCTACTGTGTTAAGCGTGTACGCGCTGCCATCAGCTTTGTACCCGCTGCCGTTTCGGTAGCCATCCAATGAGCCGTCACTTTGTAACGCTACGCATGGCGGTCTGTCTGTCGCTGATATCGTGTGGCATTCATCGCAAAATTGCGGCGTGTTTCCGTTTCGCGGCGATGTTATTTGCGTGTCGTTAAATGCTAGTGTTGATTGCTCGAAGCTGCCGCCATTAGAACTGAATTTAACGGCTCTGGTAAGTTCTTCCCTCTTCTGCTTGCTCGTTTGAGTATTCCCGCGCACGCTTTCGGAGTCAAAAAGAACCGACGCGGCACATCCGATGTTTCCAAGGTATCCGACAAGGAAAACACGCTTGCGTCTTTGCGCCACTCCGAAGAATTGAGCGTCAAGCGTTCCCCACGCCATGCCATACCCGAGTTTTTCCATTTCGGTGAGAAGTTGCTCGAAAGCGTTGTCTCGCGTGGATAAAACTCCTGGCACGTTCTCCCAGAGAAACCATTTCGGGCGAACGTCTTGTACAGCTCGGATATACTCGAACATGAGACGAGACTCGCCATCCAGGCTTTCTCTTCCTCCTGCGATGGAGAATGACTGACAGGGACTTCCCCCAACGATAAGGTCAACTGCTCCATGTTCCGCTAATACCTCCTTCCAGTCCACTTTCGTAATGTCCCCAAGGTTCGGCACGTCTGGGAATCGGTAGGCCAGCACGGCGCTAGGAAACTTGTCGATTTCGCAGAACGCAACCGGCTCCCATCCGTCTAGATCGCGCCATGCAACGGACGCGGCTTCTATGCCGCTGAATAGGCTGATGTAGCGCATGATTACCACGCCACATAGAAGTCAGTCACGCCACCAGCGCACCCACTGTCGAGCACTTGCGCCGTGCCCTTCGAGGTTTCGAACGTCGTACCCTGCTCCATGTCGGACGCGGCTACCACGTAATACCCTTCGTCGGTGCGGTAGAAACCCTCATCGTCAAGCGTCCATGATGCCGTGTCGTGGTGGTAGAGAACATTCGAGCTGTAATACGTCTCCATTCGCCCGTCATGGTAGTTAACGCCGCTTTGAGCTGTCAGGCCGTCGCTAGACGTTGAATAGCTTGGCGCGTATGTCGGCGCGTAGTATTCAGCCGTACACGTGGGTGAATACTCGTACACGCTTTCAGCTTCGATTTGCGCCGCCTGTTCAGCTTCGGCGGCTCGTTGCTCGGCAATTGCGGCATTCGCGGCTCTGGCTGCATTCTGTTCGCTCTCTGCGTCAAAATAGGCCGCTTTCGCGGTAGCGTACTGCTCGATGCGCTCGGACAGATTGCACGCGCCGTCCACGTTCTCCGCCGCAGCAGCAGCGGAGCAGCCGCATAATGCAAGCGACGCTAGAAGCGCCGCCGTGATTGTGAGTCTCATAGTCGTTTCCATCCTCTGTTAAATTCGGGTTTTGGTAGCTCGATGCGCTTGCCGTCTTTAGGGCATTCGCAGTCGAACGGATTGAAGTAGCCGTGTAGCTGCCCGCACCAGTACGTTTCGGATTCAGTGCGCTTGTGTCGGCGCAGCAGCACTTCGAAGCATGGCTTGCCGTCGCAGTAGGTGTCTTTAGTTGTCGGTGATGAATGGGATATCTCTAAAGGCATAAAACACGCCACCCATCCATGCTCAATGCGGTTTGGTACTTCACCGATTCAGGCGTTTCGAGGTACTCCCAACCGTCGTTATAACGTAGGTGCAACTTGTGAGCATGTAACAGGCCGTGACAGCCGGATGCGTTTCCCATGCCGCAAACGTCGATTGTCGGGCCGTCGTGTCCTCCTTGCGATCTAGGGACGATGTGGTGGCGGTTAGTGGATGGTTTGCCGCAGAATGGGCATATAGGCGTGGTTATGCTAGGCGCGTCCATGAGCGCCTTTTGGAGTAGGTCCATTTTTGGTTGTCCTTATTCGTTTGTGAGCGGAAGTCTCAATTGGTTTGCGAACGCTTCATCTGCTTCGCGTTCTCTCTTGACGCGCTCTAGATAGCTCTTATAAGCCGTTGATTTCTGCTGTGAAAAGCCTAGGCCCTTGCACCAATAGTCATTACGCAAAAGCGACTTGCACACCCTACGCCATGACGGTACATCGCGTTTTTGCTCCATGTGGTAGTCGGCTTCGTCTGGTATTCCGTCGGGATATCCGCGCATTTCCCACCATTTGACGAATTTCCAAATCTTGTTTTTGTAATGGTCTTGCGTCTTAGGCGGCATTGAATTCATGAGCAGGATTGCAAAGCTTTTCCACGTATGCCCTTCGGGTTTACCAATCTTGCGGTATCCGTTGATGTTGCCCGTCTCGTTAATGTACATCGCGCCACTGTTCGCGCCGTTAACTCTCGCCACGACACGCGCCCAGGTTTCAGGCTCGATAAGGTGGAACAGCCACAAGCCGCGCCTTTGATCGTCTCCGTATGGCTGGCAGATTCGCATCTGGTGGATGGTCAGTCCCGCTAGGTGCATGTAGTCGTACAGTTGGTTGTACGGCTTGTCCTTGTTCTTGCCTTGATAAATCCAATCGTCACGGGTTGCCCAGTCGTAAATCGGGTACACGTTGCAGACGTTCGGCGTTACCATCGTCGTGTACTGCCTACCGTCTTTCGGCGTTTTATACCTGCTTGCAATCGTTCGGTATCGGTTCAGGCTTTCGTCTGACCTGATGCCGACAAAGCACGCGGTCGGTTTTCCTTGTGAGTACCACTCGCCGAACAGCGGAACGAATTCCTCAAACTCCATGCCGTCCTCGAAGAAGTCGAAGTAATCGAGGTCGCTAATGCAACCTTCGGGCATGGGCCGTATCCATTGCTTTTCGGCCTCTTTGTCCCAACATTTCCAGAACGGCTCATAGACGGAAACGGCGTTGCGCAAGTGTATAGGCAAGCACACCCAGAACCACTCCGTGCAATCGGCGTAGTATTCACGCATCCTCTCGGCGTGTTCGATGGTCAGCTTGTACTGACCTTCGAGGTCGATTAGAAGCACGCCTATCGTTCTTCCGCGCTTTCGCGCTTCGTCGCAGCACATGTGCAACATGCAAGTCGAATCCTTGCCGGCGCTGAATGAGACGTATATGCGCTCATGATTGTCAAACGCCCACTCGATACGTTGCACAGCCGCTTCGTAAACGTTCATCCCTAACGGCTTTTTCATTCCCATTCCTCCGCTATATCCAAGAACGAAAGTTGATGCTTTCGGTTCTCCACGTCGTAGCTATCGCGCCATTTTCTATCGACGCTATCGGCTACGGCGTTCGCGTCCCTGCGTTGCTTGTTCGTGAGGTATCCCCAGGCTTCGCGGGTTTCGTCTTCCCTAACGTCGGCGTAGATGTTGCAAGCGCTTTGCCCTAGCCATGCTCTATGGCTGATCGACTGGTCAGTTAGAACGTGTTCAGTCTCAATGGGCCATTCGATAGTCACCCGCGTCATTTCCCGCCGCAACGCTTCGAGGTTTGTCAAGAGCTGTTTCGCAGTCATCACGCGGTCATCGCGTCCGAGTTTACATGGCTCGTACATCCCGCTCTTGTACCCTTCCCAAAGGTGATAAGGGTGGAATACCTGTCTCATAGCTCATCCTCGAATTCGCTGAAGTCTATCGAGTCATCATCCAAATCAACTTCCCACGCTTCGCTGAACTCTTGGTCTGCGAACATTTCCGCAAGGCCAGTGATTTGAGTCAGGCGCAAAACTTCGTCGGGGTCCATGCCAAGTTCGCGGCCTATCTTCTCGTCGCTCCAATTTCGACGCTTGAGGTCGATGACGATATCGCTCATTTTTTCGACCTGATGCTTACCACGCGCCCGGTTGTGGCGAATAGTGGATGCGATGCGGTCAGCCTTGTCATGGCGGTCATCGTTGATGACGGTCACGGGAAGATAGCCGTGAATACGCTCCCTGATATCGTCGTATTCCTTGCCGACTCGGTTACGGTGGAAACCGTCAACTACTTCGTAGATCCCATCATGGAAGAAAACGACGATGGGTTGTGTGTAGCCATCCTCCTGAATCGACGTGTGAAGCAGCTCCATTTCTGGTGGAGCTACGGAATTCGGGTTGTAGTCGTTCGCTACAACTAAATCCTCCTTGACCCATTGAACACAATCAACAGGCTCGTCCATGAATGGCGATATGCTTTTCAGGTAAGCCTTGAGATTGTTGATTGCCGCCACTTTTTCATCTAGCGGCAACGGCTCAATGAGGTCGGCGATTTTGGTGATAATTTCGCTTTCGCGTGAGTCCTTCAAAGTGAACCACCGCCCTATAAATCTAAATAAATAAATAATTAAATAAATAAAGGTTCGTTTTTTTGTTCCGAACACCTGTTATGAACAGAACGACGAACAGAAAACTAAACACTATCGGTTTCTCTTTGTGTCCTGATTCCGTCTCACTTCGCCGCTCTTTTTACCCGCGTTCGATTTCTTCACGCGGTATTCGATTTGCTCCATGACACCCTTGTTAACGACGTGGCCCAAGCCGTGGTACAGCTCCTTGTCGATTAGGCCGATATCGGCAAGTTCGGTAAAGAACTCATCCACATCCGTTAGATCAAGTTCATCCGCTACAATCTCGCGCATGTCTTGGCAATTCAAATCCAGGATGCCGTTCTCGTCGTAGAGCATACCCAGCAAAGCGACCCAACGCCCATAACCTGCATAGCCGTCGAGTCGCTTTCTAAGCCGTTTCATCTTCACGTCGTTACGGTTGTCGTATGGAACGCTAAAGAATCGGTTAGCGTCCATTTGAGCGCCTTAGAACGGCAAATCTTCGGCGTAGAACTCGTTAGCCGTCTGCTGTGGCGGGTTAAACTGCCCTTGCGGTTTCGGCGGCGTATCGACTTCCTCCGCGATGACACCCAACCTCGAACGGTTGGAGCCGTCTTGCGCTTGCCATCGGTCTTGGCGCAAACGCCCTTGCACCGACACCCTAGCGCCCTTGGTGAGCGTTGCCGCGCATTTCTCGGCGTAGGTGCCGAACCAAGTCACGTCGATGTAATTCGGGTAGTTATCCCATTCGCCCGTCTGGTTGTTCTTCCTGCGTTCGTTCACGGCTACCGAAAACGTGACGATAGCCATACCAGATGACGTGCGCTTTACCTCGGCATCACGAGTCAAGTTGCCTGAAATTGTTACTGTGTTGATGCTCATTGATTCCCTTCCTTCGTCCATTCGCGTTGGTACTGTTCGCGCAGATAGTCGTAATGGCGCTTATAAACCTGCAAAGCTTCGCAAGCGTTCTTGTACTCAACCTGATAGTCGTGGTACTCGTTCATGGCTGCGTTCACGTCCGGCTCTCCCTTGATAATCATCTGTATCACGGTGCCGCTCTTGCCCTCGTCCATGAGGTCACGCACTCTCAAGTCCTTGACCGTGTAGTATTTGGCTTCGGCTGCGTTCATCGCTAGGCCACGCGCCTTTGCTTCACGCAATGCCACTTCGAGCATTTTCTGCGTGTCGCGTATCTCCTGGTAAAGCTCTAACCCGCTCATGATGCCGCTACCAGTTCAGCCGCGATCATGTCGAGCGTGGCAACGTCGTTAGCGTAGTCTGGTCGCTTCATGATGACTTCACGGTGAAAATCGCCCCAGCTATCAATGCCGTTAGCTGCGCAATATTTCTTCTCGGCGGCTACCAGGTTGTATTGAGCACGCTCTAGCGGGTCTTGCGGTTCTTCGCCGCGCTCCTGATGTTCGATAGCGGCTTGAACTTCGTCGGCGCTTGCGATGGATTCTGTGATGCCGATTCCCAGCATTCCAAGCGCACGGCCCACGGCTGATGTTTCGCAGTTTTCGACGTATGAGGTCTTGTTCACCATACCCGCCGATTGAAACTCGAATGAGTGTCCCGTAGCCACCAAGTCATCATCAACATACACCTTTGCGATGAAGTCGCACCGCTTGCCATCGTCGCTCAATTTCTCGGTGATGATTCGGCCTGTCGGGTACAGCTCCCAGAATGCAAGGATGCGTTGATTGACTTCGATGTAGTCGCGGCCCTTGATGTTGGTGCGCTTTAGGCGCTTGTTGATTTCGTCTAGCTTCATGGTTAACCCTCCAAGAGTCCCGCGATGCTCGGCGGCAACTGTTCGCCCATCGCGTTGATGACGCTCTCAACGTCAACCTTGAGCGTGCCGCCTAGATACTGCTTGTCGATTGCGGGTGTTACCACCGTCTGCAATTCGCAGCCGTCAGGCATTTCGCCCGAATCCTCGAACACGTACTCGGCGAACTGCGCTAGGTTCTGCGCGGCGAACACTTCGCAGTAGCCATCCTCTTCGCGGGTATCGAACCACTTGGCAAGCTTTTCGTAGTCGGTGACTTCAAAGGTCGTATGCGTCTCTGCGTCCTTGGGCTTGCTCACGCGAATTGAGTAGGTGCCTACCTGTTCGCCGTTCAGGTGGATTTCGAAGCTCTTAGCGCCTGTCTTGATGTACAGCTCTCGGTAGTTGCGATCAACCTCGCTGCGCAATGAGTCAGGATTCTTGGTGTCTACCAATTCGCCAGCCATCTTGTATAGCGCTTGTGCCAAAGCTAGGCGCTCAACGTCGTTTAGTTGTCCCATATAGTTACCTCCACTCGCGGATTGTCTTTGTCGATTTCGGAGAAATCATCCTCGAAACCAACGACGTATTGGCGGTTATCGTTTTCGAGCACTCCCGCCGACACCAGGCCATCTAAGATGAACTTCTTGGCAAATGCCACGTTGTCGATATCCCGTCGTGTATTAGGCTCAATCCATTTGAAGTGGAGCCATACGGGATGCTCGAATTTTGGAATGCCGTAGGCAGCAGCAGCCGCCCTCTTGGTTTCCTTGCGTTTGATTGATGCGCCGTAGTTGCGGTTTGAGCGCTCGGCGTTGATGTAGTCGTTCAGGCTTGCGAAGCGCCCGGGTATTGAGAACTTATACAGCATGGTCAATCCAATACACGTTCCAATGGGTATTCATGCCGTGCTGGTTCGTTCCGTTCACCCGCGCCGATTCGATCCTGTGGCCCAATTGCCGCAATTCAGATATGCGCTTTGGCAGGTCTTGGATGCCGTACTCGATGACGGCGTTACGAGAGCTAAGACGCTCTCCGTTCTCAAGCTTGCGAAGCACCCATGCATTCTGCGTGTTGGTCATGCCTACCACCACCCGAACTGCTTGAGCACCGCCATCACGAACGGAACGCCCAGCATCACGAGAGCGCCGAACACTCCGAGAAATACGTCGTATGCTATGATTTTGCTGTCCCCGAACCCGTGGACATTGGCGCGTGAATAGTTGCCGCTATTCCGCGCCGCTTTGTTTGTTCTCATGTTTCACCATCCTTAGAATCTCCGATGTATCAACGCGCCACGAGCCGCCGATTTTCACGGCTGGTAACTTGCCCTCACGGCAACGCGCATTGATTGAGTTGATTTGTGCTTTTGTCGGCTTCACGTCATCTGGTAGGTCAAAGAACCATTGCGCGAATCGGCGAACCGTCCACAAGTCGTTCAATTTCGTTACCTTCTTTCGTTGTCTCATGCGGTCGTTATTCTTTCGCGCACGAACCGCTAGCGCCCGTTTCCTGTTCGTGGTTGCATGTAGGCTTTCAGGCCGTCCACGGTGGCTATTAGGTTGTCAAGGTGCTTTGCCTGACTATCGGCTCGAAAGGTGACACGGCGAGAAAAGGAGAACGGGCATCAATGCATTTCGCGTCGTGGAGTCCGTGCCACCATGCGAACCGATAGCGGCGAGGTGGTGTTAGTCGGCCCTACAAACAAGACGGTCAAGCGAACAACCAAGGGCATCGGCTAGTTTGGTAGCGTTCTCCATGCCCATGACGCTTGTACCGTCCTCGTAACTTTGAAGTGAACCGATTGGAACACTCGCAGCAGTTGCAAGCTGCTTTTGGTTCAGGCCTTTATCGATGCGTAGGCTCTTGATGCGCAAAGCAACGCGAGATTTGTCGTATGCCATATTCCCTCCTTTCCTACTCGCAAAGTACGATTCTCGTACTTCGATATCTAGCTTAATACTAATCTCGTATCTGTCAATATGGAAATACTCGAAACTCGTATTTTTTGGTAAAGTGTATTCATGGAGTGGGAAGGAGTGAGCATGTTGTCCGATATGAAGCGACTTCGCAAGGAACGTGGATTTACGCAGGAACAGCTCGCGGCGATGGTTAACGCCACGAAACGACAGATTGGAGCGTGGGAACGTGGCGAGAACGAATTGCCGATGGATTACGGCGTGGTCATTGCCGACGTGCTCAACTGTTCCCTTGACGAGCTGACGGGCAGACAATGCCAAGCGGCTACGATTTCGAACGTTACGGATGACGAGCGCGAACTGATAGAGCTGTATCGCTCACTCTCCGCCCGTGGTAAAAATGCCGTGCTTGTCGGCTTGAGAGAATACGCGAAGCAATGAAAGTAAAGAGCGCACGAATCAACGCCCTCGAACGCGACAAGCCGCGCAGCCGCTGCCGCAAGTGGCGCTTGTGGCTCAACGTGGACGAGCTAGACACGCGCCCGTCTCGTGTAGTCCACGGCACGTACACGGACGCTTCAAACGCGCTAGAAGCGTTCAAAGCCGAGTACGCCGACAAAGTACCCGACTCGGACACTCTCGCGGCTTACATGGCGTTGTGGCTGTCTTGGCGCAGGGAATCTGGTAACTTCGCGCCGGGCACAATCGAGCATGATGCGCGGGACATTCGAGCTTTCGAACGCTCTCCAATCGGGCAGATGCCGATTGCCGATATCAGGCCCGAGGATTGCAGGAACGCCCTGCTATGGATAAAGCAGCACCCGCAAAGGCGCGACGGCGAATTGTCTAACACGACGATGAACCAGATGCACGTGACGCTCAACGCGATATTCTCGCAAGCCGTGGATGACGAGCGAATCGCCCGCAACCCGATGGCGAGAATCAAAGCGCCGAAACCTGACACGAAAGAGCGCGAAGCGTTATCGCCTGACGAATTGGCGCGATTGATTGCGGCGTTGTCCACGGTACAATTGGACGGGCGAATCATGGCTGTATTATTCATCTGCTATCTAGGCTTGCGCCGCTCCGAAGCTTGCGCGTTGACTGATGCATCCGTAGATGGTGGACTGTGCCGCATCACGCAAGCGGTTAAAGAGCGCAACGGCAAAATTGGCGATACCAAATACCCGTCATCGGTGCGAACACTCCCGATGCCGCCTGACTTGGTGGACGTGTGCAAAGAATGGCAGCGCCTGAAAGAGCGCCTTGGATGGCACGACACGCCCACTCTTTGCACTAACTCGCAAGGCGGGATACTGCGTCCGCAAGCCTTGCAAAGATGGTGGACGGGCGATTCAAAGCACGTCGGCATGGCTGAAAAACTTGGATACGAGAACGTAACCATGCACCAGCTACGCCATTCGAACCTGTCCATGATGGCACGGCACATGAGCGCGTTCGATTTGAAAACATACGCGGGATGGTCAAGCATAGAACCCGCGAAAATATACATTCACGATGACATGGAGCGCGTGTCCCAGGCCGTCGCTAGCGCGTGGGCATAGCGTGTGCAAAACGTGTGCAACCGATTCAATCTCAATGCACGGTCATGGGCCTGATTTTCGTTTCGAGCTGCGAAAACGCCATGCGAGGATGTGTGCCCATGTGCGGACGTTTGCGCAGGTGGGAACGTCTTTCGAGATGGTCGCAGGTTCAAATCCTGTCCAGCCGACCATGTAAAATAGCAGGTCAGGCGCTTAAAGTGTCTGGCCTTTTTTGATGCGTGTGCAATCTGTGTGCAAAAATTGCGTCGTGAAAACAAAAAAAGCGCCCACGACCGAAGCCGTGAGCGCATTTTTGCGAGATAGTGAAAGTCATCGAGCATTACGTGAGAGTGCCGTTGCCGTTCGCGCAGTCGAGGATATGTCGGAACTGCGACTCGTGTTCCCAGCCGTGAACCGTTGCCGAACGTGGCACGCGGTACAGCTCGAAGATGTACTGGTAGCGAATGTCGGTGATTTTGTTCCAGTTCGTTGAGTTTAGGTACGTGTTGCTGCCGCGAATCCTCAGATCCGGCGAAGTTACCGACAGCGTTGCTGTGTCATACGGCGAAGTGCTCGAAACTGTGATGGATGCACTCGGCGCTGACAGATACGCTCCGTAATTTTGATTTGTAAATCTAATACTCGAAGCATTTTGACAATAGACGATTCTGTAAAACGATGAAAAAGACATTGATGTGAATTGCGATGTATTGCTGCTCGCCGTTGCCGTCGTTCCGTCATAGGAAAACGCGCTTGCTGGTATGAACACTATCGGCATAAAACCAGAGTACGAATAATGTATCTGTCTCCCAGCGCTCTTTGTCGAATCGGAATAAATCGGCATGGCGAGACAGCGATAAAGCATCATATAGCTGTAATCAGCGAAATTCAAACTCTCCGAAGTCAGCGACGAGCCGCTTTTGAGCGTAGTGTTGGATGTCGTGTACGTTGGAATCGTAACGCCCTCGTCGGCGTGAATCAGCTTGTTATAAGTCCAGCTCTTCGCAAGCGCGGCATCGCCGCGGATCTTGCCCCAGACAATCGAGGTTCCACCGCCGCCACCCTGGTTGGTGCCTATCACAAGCGAACCGTTTACATAGGCCAGCTTGCCTTGAGCGATATCCGACGCAGCAGCCGCGTTGCTTGCAATCGTGGTGTCGAGAAACGGATGATAGACGTTGTTAGAATCAGGCACCGAAATAGACGGCACATTTTCAAACATCGCGCCAGCAATAACTACCTGTTGAGCCATTTTTCCTCCCAACAAAAAAGCCACCCGAAGGTGGCTGTGCTTGCAGATTCGGATAAATCTGGTTAACTAATCGAGAGCACCTTAGAAGTCGAATCCTGCGAAATAACAGGAACCTTTACATTACCGTCCACGCCGAAGATATTCTTGCCATAGACGATGTTGCTTGCAACCAAGTCAGCGTCACCCGCGATGGTCTGCGTACCAGTGAGATACGTGCCAGATGGAATCGTCTTGTTAGACGTTCCCGGCGTGATGGTTGCAGCCGCTTTCGTGGTGACGCTTGCAGTGAGCGAAACCGACGAGCTGCCAGCCGTGCCAGATGCGACATAACCAGCCGCCACGCTAGGCGTTACGCTGACAGTCTTGGTAAGCGTGAGCGTATTGGTGCCAGTGGAAACCGTGGCAGACGTGCCGCTGATCGTAGCGGGCGCAGTTGCCGAACCGCTTGCAACGCTCTTGGACGCTTGCGACGAATAGTAGCCAGCGGGTACTGTCACAGTAGCGCCCGAAACGGTCAGGTCGCTAGAGTCGTTCTCTGCCGCTGTGCCAGTGTATTTCGTTGCGTTCGCATACGCAGTCACGCCTTGCGGTAACTTCGCCGCACTGTCAAGCGTTGCGTCCGACGTGTCCATGAACACAGCGTTGCCCGATGCGCCCGAAAGCGGAATCTCTACGCTAGGAACGTCACTATAAGTAACGTCGCGGATTACAACATTTTTAGCCATGATTCTCCTTACCAGACTGTGATTACTGAACCGCTGTAGCTGATGCGTCCGTAGTTCGACGGTATAGGCTCAACAATAACGTCCTGGTTGAGCCGCTTGCCGCTCGTTTGCAGCGTTTGAGTTTCTTCCGATGGCGTGACGTTATACTCGCCATCGTAGCTTTCGCCGCTGTAGATTACGCCGCCGACAGAGAGCGCCGCTGCATCGCTCGAACCAACGTGCAGCAACGCCCCATCTGATTCAGCGACATGCAGCGCCACTCTACAGCTCATCGATAACGCCCTCTTTCAAGATTCTGCCAACGTCAACGCGCTGAACGTCCGTGGCGATGGCATCGCCGTCCTTGATGGCGCGAATCTGCACTTCGGCCGAGCTATGCATTGCAAGCGTTTCCTCTTGCGTGAGCGTGACGTTGATAAGCGTCTTTGCTTGCTCGGTTTCTGTCTCTGGCTCAAGTTCGATAGTCATCCTGTCATTCGTAAGTTCGACTTCATGCGAACCGCTGAGAAACGTCGCGTAAATCGTCCAGCCGTCGCTAATGTCCGCATCAACTGTTAGCGGGATAGTCGGCGTTGTACCTCGTTTCATTGCACCCCCTTATTTCGAGAGCAAATAAAGAACGGCGCAGCAGAACACCGCCGCGCCGAGAGTCAGAATCGCTACGTCCATTAGCTAGTCTTTCAGGCGTGCCGCCAGCTTGTCGGCTACGAGGTTCGCCAGCTTGTCGTAATCGACCGACGCGCCGCCTACCTTCAAGCCTTCGACGGCTTTTTTGATCTGCGCAACGTCCACCTGCAAAGAGTTGATGCGCCCGAAGAAGTCGTGACCGTCAGGCGATTTCCAACCAGCGTTGTCAGTTCGCGTGAGCTGGTAGCTCGCATTGAAAAGATGCTGCCATGCGTCGCAATTCTGGTCGTACTTGCGCAGGCTCATGTTGTTGTTTCGGAAACCCCAAAGTTCAGATGCGCTCATTTCGTCTCCTTCGTATCGAAGAATGCAATCCCACGTGAAGTCATAGATGCCGCGCGTTCGCGTCTCCAATCCCGTTTGATCGCCCGTTTGCCCGTAGTAGATGTCGCCGTTCTCGTCTAGCCAAGCCTCGGCGATGGTTGCATACCAGCCGTAACCGCTCACGACAGCCGCGACGTGGTTCGCGTCAGATAGCAGAATGTCACCGACACGCGCCGACGAGATATCGGGCGATAGCCGCACCCATCCCCTAGCGGTCAGGTTCGCGGACAAATCGCCCGTATACGTCGCGTACCCGGTATCGAATCCAGCTTCGTTTAGGGCATGAATGACAAGCGACGAGCAATCGCATTCGCCGCCCTCCCATATGTTCCAACGTTGAATCTGGTCATAGCCTAGATTGCCGTTATCGCACCAGTAGCGCATCCGCTCGGCGAATACTTCCAAGCTAGGCATTGCCTAATCCCTTCGCGGCACGTCATACGACATGGCGCGTTCGCTGTCATTGACTCCATGCGTGGTCGGGTCAACAATCACGCCGAGAGCGCACAGCACCGCGAGCACCGCCGAGATAGCCGCCATAATGGTTTCCTGCTCTACGGGCAGTTGCACGCCAAGCGCCTGTGCTACCGAGTAGACAAAGATAACAAGCGCCGAAAGGATGCCAAACAACGTTGTCTTGTTCGCTAGTCGCAACTTCCAATTAATCTGCATGAGATTTCACCCCTTGAAATGCTTTTCCAGGTATTCGTCAACGTCGCAACCGACAAGGCCGTCCATATAAGTCTTGGTCTGGTGATTGCCGCCGTTGTCGCGGTAAACCGTATAAGCGTCAAGCTTCTCGTCTACTGAAAAATGCTCGTCGTAGATTGCCATTCGGCAAGTCATGAGAATGTTCTGCTGCATGATTGCTTTCAACTCGTCGCTAGACTTCCGCGCAGCATCGGATGCCTTACGCACTGTCTTGATCTTCGAGACGAGAGCGCCGACGAGAGCGCCCACGACGCTAGAGATAAGCGCCGTGAACGCCGTCATGATTAGTACCTCCACGCCGCCGCCTACTTCCAGCCGAGAACGGCGTAGATGTAGATATGGTTCACCGATGACATCGTGTCGGTAATCGGGTTGCTGTCCGCGTAGCTCTGCGTGTTGACAGCCGTGCCGCTGATGCTGACTTCGCGCCGCTTGAGAACTACATAGCCGTTCTCCGTTGATGCAGCCATTGACAGATTAACAATCTTGCCGTTCGGCGAATAAACCTTGGTGGAGTTGTAGTGGTTGTCGTTGTCGCGGTAGAAAATCTCAAGCATCGTGTAATTCGCCGCCGATGCAGTCAGCGTGATGTTGCCGTTCGAACCGCCCGCGTTGTTGTAGATCAAATCGGCAAGGTACGCCGTGCCGCTAGTCTTGCCAGTGCCGCCACGTGATACGGGCAGCGTGCCGCTGGTAATCTTCGCCGCCGACATGTTCGGGATTCGCGCAACGTCGAACGTGCCGGACGTTACCTTGGTCGCGGGAATGTTAGGAATGCGGTCGGAGCTGAACGTGCCGCTTGTGACTTTAGATGCGTCAATTGACGGGATGCGTGCAGCGGCGAGCGTACCGCTTGCAACCTTCGCAGCGTCGATATCGGGAATACGCGCAGCCGCCAAAGTGCCGCTCGTGACCTTCGATGCTGGGATGTTCGGAATCTGCGCAACGTCAAGCGTCCTGGTGGTCTGCTCGTAAAGCGACGGCAACACAGCACCGTACATCAATTCAGGCGTGCCCACGGTGATGCCCGTGATAGGAATGCGCCAAAGCGGCATGTACGCCGTGTTAGCGCCCTCTAGGATGCTGCCTGACGGGATTGTTGGGTCAGTCGCGGTAGTTGCCGCCGTGCCTTTGATAACTGCCAAAGACGCGCTCTCAACGCCCGTGCTGGTGTTGTACTCGTACTTGATGCAGATAATGTCGTTACGGTTAACGCCTTGAGCGCCGTTATCCAAAGCGACGTTCTCGGTTTCGCTCACGCGCACGTGACGGCCCTCGAAGAGCGCATCGCCCGTTCCGATGGTGACTCGGTTCGCGCTTGCGACGTTCGCGGCGAATTGCGTACCCGTGTTGAGCACGTACTTGCCAGGCCCGAACGTGCCAGCGTTGCGCCATCCATCGTCGGCGCTAGAGATGTGCGCCGTGCCAGCGTGGCCTGTAATCAGTTCGATGGTCACTACTGCTCACCGCCAGCCATCCATTGATTGAACTCTGCGTCATGCTTTGCCATGAGCTGCTTGAAGCCTTGGTAGTTCGACTTGCTGAAAAGGTACGAGTTAGGCACGCCGTTGGAATCGACGCGCTGAACCTCGAACCATTCGGATTTAGTGCGCGGGTCGTTGTCGCGGAGCTGCGCCGTGATGCTAGCGTTGCGATCGTCCACGTACTCTGTGAAGCCTGGTGTTTTTGCCATGCTGTAATCTCCTATCCAACTGAATACTCGCCTGCGAAGTAGTAGGTATATGACCCGCTCGTGGCGAACGTGTAAAGATTCATGTTGCCGCCGTTGTCGATGTAGATAGGGCCGACTTGCTTACCGTCGCTAGAGCCAGTTGTCACAGATACCGTCTGCCGAATCGGTGGCCTGTACGGTGACTTAACGGTTGCAACCGTCTTGTTCCCCGCCGTTTGTGCGCTCGATGCTGTGAGCGTTATCTGCAAAAGCACGCGCTTTAACGCTGCGTTGTAGCGGCAATTGAACCCGATAACGCTCCACCCGCTGTTAAGCGTCATGAAGTCCGATTGCGACACGGTTTTCCATTGCGAAAAGCCGAGGTTCGCTAATGCACCTTGCGCAGTAGTCGCGCCCGTGCCGCCGTTGGCGATAGGTGTAACTAGATTCGTTTCAGCCGTAGCGCCGCCGCCGTATGATTGCGCCGCCGCATCGCCGATTTCGTAGTCCACAGTCATAGCGCCGCGCTCGACCTTGACTATCTTCTTTGCGATAGTGGACGTGATGACGAGTCCGCTACGGTTGTCGCGCACGCGGATTGAATCGCCTACGTGCCAATCGCCTTTAGAGTTAACCTGCAAGTCAGCGCCGCCGCCCTGCTGGTACTCCTGCAATTCCTTGGTGCCGTCGCTTATCAGCTCGTCGCGGTCTGCGTTGTTGTAGTTGTAGAAAACGGCGATTTCATCCACGCCGAACAGAGTCTGCGTCTGCGAAACGTTGCCGTTCTCGTCGGCGTACAAATCGACTACGACGCGCTCTTGCAAGTCACCTTCACCCGCGGCTACCAGATGGTTAGGCACGCGCACGGAGTCGGTGATTGCGAAGTCCATCAAGTCAGAATCGGCTTCATCCTCGATTGTGACTCTAGGCTCTGCCCAAACCTCCGTGATGCCGTCGTGTCGCTCGATGCGCAATACCGCGCCAGCGTCAGACAGCATCCGAAGCAGTCCGTTGTATGCGTTAGTGAATCGGTTGAATTGGTAATTCACCGTGATGCCAGATGCAGCCGTGCGCCCAGTAAGAACGTCATCCAATTCGACGTATGACAGCAGCGAACGAATGCATGTGTTCGCATCGCCTGAAAGCGTGTAGTAGTCGCTGCCCGTTGGCGGCTTGACGATTTTACCCGCAAGCATCCCATGCCAAGTGCGGCCCTTGTACACCGTCTGGTCAGTCTCGGTGGAGTGGGTAACGCTGTCCACTATCCCGCCGTACTCCGTGCCGTCGATGTAGAGCAGTTCGCCGCCTTTTAGTTCAGGCTTTGAAAAGCTAATCTCGAAGTCCTGCTCGTCCGAGCCGAACGCCATGTCTAGGCCGAACGTCTGAATTGCGCCCACGTCCACGAAAGACGAGTCAGTGTAAATCAGGACAGGCTCCAAGGCGGCTCACCTTCTTCCTCGTACCATCCGAGGTCGAAACCGAAAGAGCCGTCCCACGCCACGTCCTGCGCACCAGCGCCGATAGGCTCGAAGATGTACTGACCGCCGCCCTCACCTGAACCGCGCAAGCCAGACGAGAACGCATTCTGCGTGGTGCCGTCCGCGAGAGTGAGCGTGATTGACTTCTCGCGCCCGTCCACGGTCAGGTAGCCGCCAGCGGGTACTGTGACGTTCACCTGGTAGCGGTTATCGCCAACGATCACGTAAGGATTCACGGCTGGCCCGTAAACTACCAAGTGCACGTCGCTGGGAGTGAGCACGCTAGGAGTCACCCGCGACACAGCCGCACGCTTCGCGTAGTCGTATTCGTAATCATACGGGTAATCGAGGTACGCCGCGCTGGTGCCGTCATCCGTGTCGGCCTTGAAGTAAGTGGACACCAGCCGCCACCAAGCGCCGTCTAACAGCGCGATTGTCAGCTCGGTGGACAGATAGCCGAAATGGATGCTATCGGGATTAGATTCGAGCACGTAGCCGCGCTGTCTCCACTCGCCCTGCGCGACGAACGTCCCAGGCGTACCCGCGATTACATCAGCGTCAGCGACGCGCCGTAATGCGTTTGCCGTGTCGTAGTCGGTTGCGAAACTCACCGAGACTTCACGCGCTGGGCGAACGGCGTTCACCAAATCGCGGTATCCGAGCTCGTAATCCCATTTGCGAGAACGCAGGTTTTCGGCTGTGCCTACAAAGGCGCTAGGGCCGTCCATGAGGATTGCGGCTTGCCCACTCGTACCAGGTTGATACTCTAGCTGGTTCACTAGCTCACCGCCCCTCTAGCCATACGGTCGAAGTCACGCCGCGAAATGGTCGGCGCGTTGTCGTGGATGATGCGGCCCAAGTTGCGCGAGAGCCACCTAATCAGCTCTTCGTCGTTCTCTTCAGACGCGACGGCTTCGGCGAAGTCGGTCATTAGTCCGCCAGACTTGGGCAGGATCATTTCAGGCCCTGCTTCACCAGCGCCGATCAAGGTAGCGCCGTTGATGATGCCGCCAGATGCATACCATTCGACGTTAAATGACGGTGGCCCACTCTCTAGCCAGTCAAGCGGATTGACTGAACCGCTAACGCTAAAGTGAGGTAGCGGGATATGAGGCCACGATATTTGGAAGTTGAAATAGCCTTTAATCGTGTCGATGATGTTGCCGATGAAGTCCCTAGCCGCGTTCATCGGCCCCTCAATGGCTGATTTCACGCCATTAAAGATGCCTGTGATGATATCGACAATCGAGCTAAGGCTGGTGATAACGCCGCTGATAACGTCGATTGCAGTAGTGACAATCAACGCAACCGATGGCCAAACGGCATTTGCGATGGTGAGCACCGCCGCGAATACCGTTGTCACAATCGTTTGGATAATGGGCCATACGATTGAGATAATCGAGCGAATCTGGTTAACAGCGGATGTGATTATCGTTGACAGCGCAGGCCATACATCTTCCGCTATCGCCTGGATAGCCGTCATCACGTTCGTTGTAAGCAGCTCAATCAAGGGCCAGTTATCGGAGATAATCCCCGCGATTGTGGTCATAGCACCGACAATCACATCAGACACAACGCCCCAAACGTTAGAGATTATCGAGCCGATGAAACCCATAGCCGTGCCGATGATTGATTGAATCGACGGCATCACGGAGCTAACCGTGCTAGACATGGAATCGAATACCGGCATGAACGCTTCGGAGATTTGAGCGCCCACGCTTGCGAATGCAGCGCCGATAGCTTCGAGCATACCAGGGATAGGCGAAGCAGCGAACGCCGCGCCCATTTGGTTGCCCAATTCGAGCAAACCGCCGAGTGCGCTAGTACCTAGCTGAACCAATCCGCGCAACGCAGGCGAAACGCCCTCGAACAGCGCAATCTGAACGCCCTCAAGCGCCGATTGAAACAGCGTCACGTCACCTGTGAGGTTGTCTAGCTGCGTCTCTGCCATCTGCTGCGCTGCACCTGCTGAATCGCCGATAGCCGCGCTTAACTCGTCAAAGCGTTCGGTTGACGTGCCGAGCAACGCATTAACAGATGCAAGGTCGGTTTTGTTGAACACGCCCGACAGAATCGCATCGCGTGATGCCGCATCCATTTCGCCAAGGCCTGCTTGCATGTCCTTGATGATGTCCACGGTTGAGCGCATGTTGCCTTCGGAATCGTAGATAGCTACGTTGAAGTCACCGAAAGCAGCCACGCCATCGACAGCCGCGCCTTGCAGCGAAAGCAAGATGTTTCGAAGATGCGTGCCACCTTCAGCGCCCTTGATGCCGTTGTCTGCGAGAACGCCGAGAACGGTTGCCATTTCCTGCGTGCCACCAGCCATGCCGCGAGCTGTTGCGCCAACGGTAAGGAAAGCATCACCTAACTGCGCAACACTGGTATTCGACTTCGAAGCGGCTTTAGCCATCTGGTCAACCATGACAGCAGATTCGTTCATAGACAGGCCGAGCGCCGATTGTGCGTCTGTCACCATGTCGGATGCACGCGCCAAGTCGATATTGCCAGCAGCAGCCAAGTTAAGGACGTTCGGCAACGCTTGCATGGCTTCCTCTGACGAGTAACCAGCTAGGGCCATGTAGTTCAAAGCGTCTGCGGCTTGCGTCGCGCTGAACGCCGTAGTAGCGCCCATTTCCTTGGCGAACGCCGACAGGTCTTGAATCTGGTCAACGGAAACGCCCATCGTAGCCGCGACTTGCGACATTGACTTTTCGAAGTTCGCGCCCGTTTGGATGCTGTCAGCCACAAAATCGCCGATTGCGCTTGCAGCCGTTGAAGCGACGTTAGCGATGATGTTGCCGAGAGCGACTAGACCCGCACCCATAGCGGCATGAGCCGCTTTACTGAACTTGCCGCCAAAACCAGTGCCAGCAGGTGCGCCCTTTTCTTCGACTTGTTTTGAAAAGTCGTTCGATAACTTCGGCTCAACTGTCAAGTAGGCGCTGCCTACCTTTTCAGGCATTCTTCGCCCTCCTTGGTTTATTCAATTCTTCGAGTAGTTTGTTAATCGGCAGAACTCGCGCCGGTAACGACTTCTTGGTTTTCTCTGTCAGGTAGGACGGGCCGATTAGCTCGGGTTTGTTCCCACGCTTGCGCTTGTCCGACATACCCCAAACAAAGCCGTTGAAGTTGTTCACGAGAATCGCCAAGAGCACGTCGGTCAATGACCATCGTGCATCGCTGTCCACGCATACGAGCAAACGAGCGCCACGCGGCAATTGAGAGACAAGCGCCGCAATGTGCGTCGGCTTGTGCTTGCCGTCAATCGCCGCGTCTAGGTCTATGCCGAAATACTGCTGCAAATCGGCGCGTAGCTCGTTTTCATGGTTTGCGATTACCGACGCGAGCGCCGTTAGTTTTTTGCCGATACCGCTGCCATAGCCTTGCCGAGCACGGCGAAAACGTCGGACGCGGGAACAGAACCGCCGCCAAGCGCTTCACAAACATCATCAATGTTCACAATTACATTCGTGTAGTAATCGAGCACGGCGATAAACTGCTCACCTTCCGAAGCTTCGCCGTCTTTAACGGCGCGTTGCATCTCGGCGGCTTGCATAACGCCATCCCATGATTGCATGTATTCGAGGTTGATTTTGACTGTGATGCCGTCAACCTCAACGGCTTTAATAGCGGTCTTTCTCGCGCCCATGACTCACCTACTTACCCTAAATAAAAGCCGTGTATTCGTAGCAGGTCACGCCGTTCTCGTCGGCGAGGTTACTGAAAACGAGCTGCCTACCGTCAACCTGCGTGCCGTCCATAGTTGATTCGCCGCGCTCGGTAAGCTGCGATTTCTGGCAGAAACGCTTAACGATACCCTCTCGCGGAGTGGTCTCGATGACGATGTGAACAGGCTCCATTGTTTTGCCGTGATGCTTGGCGGTAAGAGCGCCGTCGTTGCCCACGATAACCATGTCATCGCCCCAAGTGAGTTTAGCCACATCGGCATTGCACTGAATCGGCGTGAAAGACACCTGCTCGGTGTACTCGGTGGTGATGTTGTAGACCTCGACGCGGCCCTCCCATGCGTGGATGGCTTCGCTAGAGCTAGATTCGCTGATCTGCACACCTGCGTCAGACGTGAAACCAAGCAGCGTATAACCGCTAAGTGCCGTAGTCGCATCAGTAGGAAGCGCTGTGTCGATAGGAGCAACGTAAATTGCACCAGTTGCAGACGCTGAACCGACAGTGACTTGTTCGGCGTTCATAGTAGCCATGTAGCTACCTCCTTATTGAATTGTTAGTGATTGCTTAAATGACGAGCTGGCACGCCACGTCGAACGCGATTTGATAGCGTGGCTGCATGGAATCCTCGTCATAGAATTTGTACGGGCCTGAATTAACCCGCATAGAGTGGACACCAGCGGGAAGATTGCCGACAAGCGCAACCATGCGGATGGCGTTCGCGTCCTGTTCTGCTTCGGCTTGCGTTTGAGCCCACGTCTGCACGGCTACGGTGGGATAGTCCACCATATCGGCAACGCCGCCGCCCGTGCGCTCGACAGTCACGAACCGTTGCGGCCTGTCTTTCGGCACTCGCACGTATGCTTCGTAACCCATGCCGACAAGCCAATTTCGCACGGCTTCTTCAACGGAATAAACGTTAGCCATTAGAGCACCTTCAATAGCGTATTGTGTTTCAGGTTGTCTTGGTTGGCTGCGTAGTTGTCAGTCGTTACAATCCCAACTGGCAACCTGTGCTGACCAAGCCGCTTAACATCGCCTTTGTACTTTGCGGTCGTGCCACCCTTGCGCTTTTTCTCTTCGCGGTCGTAGAAATAACCCGTCTTGAAAGAACCGCCGAGCGAATTTGCCTTGCTGATTCTCGTTTCGGTTTCCTGCTTTATGGCTTCGTTGATTTCTTCGGAATTGCCCATCGCACGCAATAACGCATCGTGATCCCATTTGATTTCAAGCTTGCTAGCCATGAACCGCCACCACCTCGACGAGCATATGCCACTTAGTAGGCGTGTTTGCGTCCATGTACGGCTTCGGCTCACCGATAACGCGGTATGTGCCGCTGTACTGCCCTGTGAGCACCACCGAACATCCGCGCAAGTCCTGGTTATAGGTCTTGGGAAAATGGAGCGTCAAATCGACTCTCACGCCGTCAGGCCGTGAAGCTTCCAAGTCCTCCGTTGCGCCTGGTGCGATGAGAACGTTGTCAACCGTCTCGGCGGTCGGCTCAACCTCGACAGGCTCGCCGAATCGGTCGAACCCATCGAAGTTAGGCCGTAGTACCGTGACGGTGGTGCCGCTAATCATGTTCACCCACCATCATCGGACGGATTGAGCCGATGTAGCTCGACGTGATGCCTAATAGCCGCTTTTCAAGCTTGGTGAGGTACATGTCACCGCTGGGATTGCTAAAGCTGAACGATTGCGAATACGGGCCAGCCGTCATGGAGGTTTGCGACACGCCGAAAGCGTCTGTCTCCGTGGCGCTCATGGCGCGGATGACCATATTGCAGCAAACCTTTTTAAGCAGCTTCGCCTGGTCTGCGTCGCTCTCGTCAATGTCCACAAGTTGCGCAAGCATCACGGACGCATCGTCAAGTAGAACCTCTGCCCGTGATTGCTCGTCAGCGGACAAATCGCGCCAGCGAGACTCCAAATCGGATACGTCCGCGAATGCCATTATTGCTCCTTAGGTTTTTCAGCCTTGCGCGTGGTGCGCTTCGGCTTCGGCTCGTCGGCTTTCGTGAAACCCTTGGCAATAAGCCGCTCGGCAAGTTCGCCAGTTGCTTCAACGAAGCCTTTCGAGTAAGGCGCTTGAAGTTTCATCGCGTCCACCGATTAGGCCGCGTCGGTCAGACGGACGAACGCAGCGGCATCGCGCACGACGAAACCAAGTTCGGCTTCGACGCGGACGGCAAACATGTTGCGCTGCCAGGTATTGACCAGCTCGGTACCGGTGTTGATCGTAGCTTCCTCGGAAATGGCGAGGTTGATGCCGTCCACGATGCCGTAACGGGCCTGTGCCCAATCGCCAGCGAAGCCGATGACGTTAGGCGTGCCAGCCTTGTACACGCGGCGCGAACGCTCGACGCGAGCGCCAAGCAGGTTGTTGATGGCGCGGTCATCGTTGGCGTTCGGGATGAACAGCGGACGGTTGTTGCCGTCAACAGCCTTGAGAAGCAGCGCTTCAGCCTGCGGCGAGATTGCCCAACCCGTCAGCTCTGCGTCGGCGGCGGCGATGGTTTCGAGAGCGGTAACAAGCTTTCCATAGGTGCCAGTACCGCCGATGCCAACAGCCGTGGCGTTGGTCAGAACGTCGAAGTTGCTACCAGGAGCCGTGCCGTTGAAAACGGTTTCATCAAACTTCTTGCCGATGGACGCGGGAAGTCGGCGCACCAGCTCGGCGTACAGCGCATCGAGGTCACGACGGAACTCGTTTGAGAACAGCTCGATGACGGCAATCTTGTACGGAGTCATCTGCTTGAATCCGAAAGTGGATTCGGAAACAGGCTTCTCGGCGGTTTCAGCCGTCCAGTCAGCGGACGGGTCACCAGTGATGACGGGAATCGTGATGCCGCTACCAGGCAGCGTAATCTGCTGCGCGAGGCGCATGACGGCGGATTCCTCCTGCGCACCCGCCCAGATTTCAGCGGAGAGCTGCGCGGGAAGCTGAATGCCAGTGGTGCCACGGTTGATATCAACGGGATTAGTTGCGAGTGCCATAGTATGCACTTCCTTTCATTACTTGAAAATTTGCCCTGCAATGTCGGCGAAAACCGCCGCGTTGCTCGGCTTCTCGTTTCCTTTGACGATTCGAGAGCTAGAGTTGGCTTTCGGTGCGCTCGATACGTGGGTTTCCTTGACGTACTGTTTGACAAAGTCATTCATCGCGTCCACGTCCTTACAGAACATGAGCATTTCGAACGGCACGCCCGTCTCACTTGCCAGCTTTTGAGCCGCATCGCTCTTGGCCTTTTCAGCCTTGAGCGCGGATAGCTCGGCTTCTGCTGCTTCGGCGCGTGCGACGGCCTTTTCCTGTTCGGTCATCTGCGCCTGTTTCAGCTTTTCAAGTTCTGCTTCGGCTGCTTGCGATTTCTTCGCACGCTGCTCCCACTTACGCGCTTCGGCTTTCCAGTCGGTTTCTTTCGGCTCGATATCGCCCTGCGGCTCTACCTCGTCGGCGGTCACTTCCTGAATTGCTTCCTCTGCCATATTTCAGGCTCCTTCCTGCCCATGCGGGCAACAAAAAAGGCGCTATGCAGCGCCACAGAATGCGCTCTAAGGTGCCGTTGCCATGCGGCTTGACTCCTAGAGCGTTCGCCCGATTTCGGGCATGAAAAAAGCCGCTCGATGCGGCTTGATTCCTAGTGAATAAGTTGCGGGTTTTGATACCGCATGATGATTGTCAGCTCGTTAGCGCTGTTCCATTTATCGCTAACTTCGCCTGCTTTGTACTTCGCGTTGTGAGCTGCACGAGCATCATCAATCCTTTTTTGCAACGCTTCGGGTTTATCGGCGCTTCGTCTCATATTGTCGGCATCGCGGTACATGCGATTGTATTTATCTAGCGTATCGCCGTATCCAGGTATGTTTTTAGCATCAGAGAACGGCACGGCTTGACAGTCGCAACCACGATGGTACTTATTGCCGTCTTGCCTAAATAACGCTGTTTGCTCTGACCTGTATACGAAACCCTGCGACGCGAGCATGATACAGAACGCGCAAGTCTCGCCGACAGGCACGCGAGCATACCCGCATTTCTTAGCAAATGACTTGTTGCCGGTGCTCAACGCGTTTTTATACTCAAGATCGAGGTTATCAAGCACGGTATCACGCGCCATCTTCGAGACTTGACCAGTCACTACGAACGTAATGTCTTTCTCGAAAATATCGACCGACTTCTTACCTGCAAACAAATTGTCTATCTCTTCATTCGCGTCATATAGAACGTGTTCGCGGTTTGGCTGCTTCACGATAGCTTCGTAATTGCCGCCAATACTCAAACGACGACAATACTCATACCATTCCGCGCCAAGTTCTGCCGCCGCTAGGCCGTAATAGTCAACCGTGCGCGTCACGAGCTGCCGCGTCAATTCCGCTGCCGTTGTCCAATCCTCAAAGTCGATGGCGCGAAAAGCAGCTTGAAACGCCCTAGCCGATTGATTCTTGACTCGCATCAGCGCATCCATGTATGCGCGAATGTCTTTATACGTCGGCGCTGCCATTGCTCATCAACTGACTAAGGACAAACCCGCCTTGATTGCGTTCAATCTCACTGATCGCCTTGTTTCGCATGTCCTCGGCAAAGCCGATGTTCTCGAAAAACACGGGCGTGCCAGCGAAACCAGGCACGACAGACGCAATCTTAACCATCGCGTCGGTTTGCGAAACAACGGACGGCATTGCGGGATTGCGGAAGTCGGGCATGAAGTCGGTATAACGCTCGTCTAGCGCATCAAGCGGCACGTCCAACTCACCAGCGACAGCCATCAGCGCGAGCGTGCGCAAAGAATCACGCGCCGAGTCGTTGAAGTCCTCGCATTCGATGATGAGCGGTTCGCTTGCGGCATAGATAGCTTCCGCGCTTGCGGGCTGATCGTGGATGACTCCCAGCGTGCTAATCGGCACGTTCGTCTCACCGCTGAATCGCGCAGCTAACGAACGCATGTAGTCGGTATGAGGTTGCATAGAACCCTGCGAGAGCTGCCCGAATTGCGGCATATCGCCGTTCTCGTCGCGTCCAACGGCGAAGATGTTACCAATGTAGGCTTCCCACTTGGTTTTGCCGCTTGGGTTGTTTGGATTAGCGAATGCGTCAGGGTCGGCGCCAAGCAGATACTTTTGCGGCGAAGTGAAGAACTCCGCGCTAATCTCGGTGCGCAACGCTTCACGAACGGCGCTGTCTGTGATGCTCATGACGGCACGATTGATACGGGATTGACCGAACGGCTTCTTTAGCGTCGGCCTGTATGCGAACGCTTCCATAGTGGGCCGCCCCATGCTGTACGGCTGTGCTTCCCAGTCCCAGTAGTTACCAGCGGACAGCCAGACATGCACGGCTGCATCATCCGTGTACATGGTGATATCGACGGGCATTCCGTTGTCGAACGCCGCGATAGTCATGCCGTAGGCAATACGGCCTTTAGCGTCATCCCATCGCGCCGCCCCGTGCTCTGCGTCGTAGAAGTCCACCCGTGAACGGTTATCCTCATCGAGATTGACGGTCGCAAACGAGCACGAATGGATAAGCGTAGATTGCGTCGCTTGGCGGTACTTCACGCGCAGCCTAGAGCGTCGGTCAATGCCGTCAAGCATCGCTTGCGCTTCCGCGTCGTTAGCTGTAAAGCCGTCGAAACGGCAACGCACCGCCATAGTATCGACGGCCTTTTGAGGCCACCCGACGATGGTTTCTACATTCAAGAGCTGCGGAGGGATGCTAATTCCGAAGTCCTTAAGTACATTCTTGCCGTTGTAGTAGCGCATTCTTAGCCAATTGCGGTACAGCTTAGATGCCCACAAATCAACAAGATCATTGAGCATGTATTCCCATTCGCTAGGGAAGTCGCTACCAAAGCGCAACGGTAGCGCAACGGATGCCGCCAACGTGGAGATTGTTTTCCACGTGTCCGGCTGCTTGTCGCTCAAAACACAACCGCCTTTCTACCAGGTTTTCTCTTGGTGGTCATCGCGCCCCAATAGGCAAGGCACGCAGCTTCAATCAATGTCGCGTCTGCTTCGTCGGTAGATTCGAAACCCCAACCGCCACGGGTGCCGATGCGTCGGCGCTTCGTCTTGGTCGCTGAATCGTCTAGGCCAGGTTGCCCGTAGTGGGTGACTTCGCGCTCTTTCACGGCATTAGCTAGAGCCGCATACGCCGCGATAGCGTCACCAGTGGACGGCCTGATAATCGTTCTCGACGGCACGCCATTCTCAAGCAGCCTGTCATTCAGGGTCTGCGCGTTGCCCTGACCGTCGATGACTATCTGTGCGGCCTTGTCCTTGCGTTTGGTCAGCTCGTCCACGAACCATGACAGGCCGCTAGACATGGAGCGCGATTCGACGGCGTACACGAACGGCTTACCGCTGTCAGGCTTACGGCATTGGGCCAACGTCCCGCGTGAACCATCGGGCGAGAACTTGACGGCATAGACGATTAAGCCATCGTGCGACGGCTCGTCCACCTTGCAAGCGTCCCAGTCGGCTTGCCTTATCGCGCTTGCTGCCTTGACGGTTTCAGGCCACCATCCTAGGTGCTCACGTGCGAACGCTTCGGGTGACATTGTTCGAACGTCTTTCATCAAAGCCGCTTCAAGCAACTGATAGCCAAGCGACGGATTGCACTCGTACCATCGCGCAACGTCGCGCACGTCACCGACTTCTTTAGTGCTCCATTCGTGGATGCACGCGCCCTTGTACGGGTCATCATGCAGGGAGTCGCGGATAGCGGCGAACTTCTCGCCCTTGTGCATGTTCTGCGGGTCTGGCACGGTGCCCATCAGGATGGTTTGCGGCGAACCACTAGGAGCCGCCGAATTGAGCGGCGATAGCGCCGCGTCTTGCGCATCGGTGTAGCTCTGCGCTTCGTCTATGACCACGAGATCGAACGTGCCGCCTCGTCCCATGTCAGAATTGCTGCCACGTGTACGAAACTCGATGTGTGCGCCGTTCTTGAGGTCTAGCACCATCTGGTTTGCGCTCGTGGTGTACTTATCCACAAGCGCGTTTAGTTCAGGGTATCGGGCAAACGGGTCGTTCTTGCACGTGCCGAACTTCTTACGCAAGCGGTCGAACGCCTTTTGCGCCGTCTGAAACTCTTGGGCAGTATGCAATATCTGCTCACCGCGATGAATCAGACCCCACGTCTCGCGTGGGTCACAAACGCCCGTCTTTCCGTTTTGGCGTGGCACGGGAAGAACGCACAAGCTGTTCAGCAACTTGCCGTCATCGTCAATCGCAAGCCAATCATTCAGTATCAGCCTTTGCCACGGATGCGGCGATAAACCGTAAGCGTCCGCAAGACTCGATGCCATCTTACCCTCGGTGCGCGTGTAGCTTGCACACCATTGATATGTCGGCTGCTGAATCGCGCTATGCATTCGCCGTTATCATTTCGGCTTCGGCTAGGATTTGCGCAAGCGGAGTATCCTTCGCCGTATTCTCGGCGGCTTCGAGCGCCTTTAGACGGTCAATAGCTTCGAACATGCCCGTAATGAGCGGCTTCATATCGCGGCCCGATTCTGTCACGTCGATTACTTGCGCGTACTTCTTTACCGCTTGGCGCGTGACAGCTATCTCACCGCCAGATTCCCATGCGGTTTCTAACGATGCGAACCCGTCACGAACGGTTGACCTAGTTCGTGGCATTTTGTTTTCTTTCTCTTGTGGATTTTGACTTTTCAAGTGCAAGCCCTGGCACTCGAGACGCGCCTTTGGCTTTGGGCACCGTATACTCCCACGGTTGCCGCTCACCACTCATCGAACGGTTGCGGCAAGTACGGCTTGTCGGGCCGTCCCTGTCCCCGCGCAATCGCGATTACTTCCTGCACGCTGCGATTCCCGCGCCACTCGTTGCAGCGTCGGTGCGTCGCGTCTAGGTTGCTGTAGTCAATCGGCGAGCCGCCCTTACTGACTGGTATCAGCTCGTCCACTTCGAACGCGCCGGGATGCGTCGACGGTAGATCGTAGTCGATGTGGTCAGGTCTACCGAACGCACGACATATCCAACAGCCGCGCCCCTCAGCTCTCAGCCTTGCGCGTAGCTTGCGCCGTGCGTTTCCGTTCTTGCTGCGCGGGTTACTCTTACTCATAGCTATATCCGTATACCGCCGCATGTGTTTCAATGGTCGCGTCAACGTCTGCCTTGAGCGTTCCGCCGTTGCCGACAACGCCGAACGTGCAGCCATCTTCGGCAGTCACTTCCGCGTTGTTCCTGTCCGAGCATGTAAGGAGAACGCGACCAGCGAAACCAGTCTCGTATGCTTTGTTCATGTACATGCACTTACTACAACGGACTACACGCTTGCTCACAGCTTCACGCCGTATCTCTGCTTGCGGCAACTCTCCATGTCACGGTACTTCTTGCGCTTGCCGCTATGCTTCGAACGATGGCGGCGAGTGACTACCAGCTTCGGAAGTCCCAGCACTTCACGCAGACGGCAAGCAATGAGCGTGTCGCTGTTCGATTGCTTCACAATTGCTGTCAGCTCGTCGCGTGTCATCGGTTTGTTGCCTTTCGTTAAATGGCAGGCGCACGGTGGAAGGAGCTGTATTCGTCGGCCATCGTCACAAGAGAACGGAGGTATTAGCTTGTGCGTGCGCCTTGCCTTTGTCGCACATGGGCCGTCCATGAGGGAAAGACTGGCAGCGAGAAAGGAGTAGGAATAACTGCTAGGAGGAATGCATGAACGGCCCACGATGCCTAAAAGAAAAGCCGCTTGATGCGGCTCGGCGGTTAGACAATTAACCACGCTATTATTCTATGACAAAATGTGTCAGTTGACTAGTAGTTTACCAGTTGGCGCGTTTAGTTTACATGGCTTGAGCAAAAGAAAAGCCGCCGACACAGACGCAATGCCCGTGCCAGCGGCTAATCTAAACCTCGTAATCACTCCCGATAATCCTACTCACGCCCACGCTGTCAATCCAATCAAACGCAACATCAATTAGCTGATAGCAGTACGTGCGATTAAGTCCCCTGTCTTTGTTTATCTGCGTCATGGTCAAGCCGTCGATATAACGCCATTCGAGCAAGTTCGCGTACACTTCCCCGAATCCCTCGCGCACACCAGCGATGATCGCGAGAGTAACGCCGATGAAGTTCTCTAGCTCTGACTCACGCCGCCGCAATTCGACAAGCTGCTCTTCCCAGGTGTCCACGTTGTGTATGGCCCTGTTAGCTGTCGGGTCTGACACGCCATGCGCTCGAACGCTAGGCGGTTTCCAGTCATCTCCGCCTGTCATTATGAGCGCTTTAATAGTGTCTAGCTCGATGACAGCTTGGCGGGTCTGCTCGAAGCGGTCGCGTGCGCTCATGCGCCCACCAAGTACAGCGCCAAGAACTTAACGAGCGCCGCATATCCGAGAATCGTCGGAATCAGCGTCAGCACGATGATGAGCGCTGAAACCATACTGCTTATTATTTTCACGTCGCATCAACTCCAATTCATAGACTTGAGAGCACCAACCCATGTTTAAGCACGAGCGGCCGCAATGCTTGATTTCATCGCATATGGCGTTCAGTCGCCGGATATACGCATCACTGAACCGCTTCACGTTTCACCGCCCTGTGGCAGTAGCCGTCAGGCTGTGTAACGTACCCTGGTCTGTGGTGCCAGCACACCAGCTCTTCATCGCCTGTATGCGTCTCGATTCGTGCGAACTTGCAATTAGAGCAGCGGATTAGCTGAGAGCTACGATTCTCGAAACGTCCGCGCTCGATGTTCCGCTGCTTGCACAGCTCCATTGCTAGCCGCATATCGCTTATACCCAGCGAATCGAGCAAGTTGCTCAACGCTTGGATGAGGTCGGCGCTCTCGCTCTCGATAAACTCGATTAGCTCGTGGTCATCGTTCTTGCGCCATTCGTCCCACGACTCATAGACTTCTGACGCTTCTTCGAGAACCTTAACCGCTTGCTCCTTGTCGGGTTTCACGCCCGGAAACGTCGCAACTTCTCCGATGATTACGCTCATTCCGCCAACCTCGCAATCTCGTGCGCCAGATCGAGCGCCTTGCCGAACCTCTCGCGGTATCGTTCGCGCTCGGCGGTCAGCTCGATGACTTGCTCGTTCAGCATGTCCACCTGGCGGCGAAGGTGGTCGCGCTCGTCGGTCAGCTCGTCAATTTTGTTGCCCATGCCGACCCGCTCGGCGAAGTTGACGCGCGTGTCCAGGCACTCCCGCTTTGTTATCGCCGCTTGGCGGTCGAGCCAGCCAAACACTGTTTCGCAGAACTCTTTAGCATGGTTCCAGGTTGGAAACGTCGCGCACCATTCGCGTATATCCGCTTCAAGCTTCTCGCGGCTGTCCGCTTCTTCGCCCATATTGCCCGTGAATGTATCGCCTTTTAGCGTGTAGCCGATAAACGCCGATGCATCGGGATTCGCTTCGTCATCGTCGGTCAGCAGGTCGATGAGCGCGGTTTCCATCTCGTCCCAATCGTGATTCCAGTCGGTGTATCCAAGAACAGCTTGCAATTGCGCTCCTATGCTATGACGTTTCGGGTTCTTGATTCGCCCCACGGCTTCGGCGCGGAGCTGCTTCTTGGTCTTGGTCATTCAGTATTTCCTTCCCCGCGCAAGTCGTTCACGCCCTGCTCATTCAAACGCTCCTTCAAACTTTACAATTCATTTTCCAGGCGATAGATACGCTCATATTGACTTTCAACATGCTCCGCAAGCAGGTTGTGCGCCTTGCATATTTCAGTGTAGGTAGCAAGCTTCCCAAACAGCACAACGTCATCAGTCAATCTCATCCTCGGCACTCTGTAACTCATTGGGCATCTCCTTCCCCGCACAGCCGTTCGATTTCACGCTTCAGCATGATGTTCTCGATGAGCAAATCACCGTTCTCCTTAGCAAGCTCGATGCCAGCTTCTTCGGCCGCTTTAAGACGTATACGCAATTCATCACACTTGAGCAGTTTGTCAAACAGCTTCATCACGCATCACCCCTCAGCCGTTCAAGTTCGCGTTCGAGCGTCGATATTCGCTCCTCTGCTTCTCGCATCTGCAAGTAGTGCAGCGTGTTGCGCCCGTAGCTCTCCATGCGTGCGCTGCGT